ACTGAGATTTACGGAGAAAAACATGGCGACTCCTCAATTATCTCCAGGCGTACTCGTCAGGGAAGTTGATTTAACTGTAGGAAGAGCTGATAATGTATTAGATAATATTGGAGCAATTGCGGGTCCATTTGCAATCGGTCCAGTTGAAGAAGCAATTGATATCACAACCGAGCAGGATTTAATTAACGTTTTCGGAAAACCAATCTCAACAGATGCTCAGTATGAGTATTGGATGAGTGCATCATCTTTTCTATCGTATGGTGGTGTTCTTAAGGTCGCAAGAGTTGACGGTTCATCACTAAACAACTCAAATGCTGGTGTTGGTTATGCAGCAACTACAAGTGCAAAAATTAAGAATTTTGATGACTATAATACAAACTGGTCTTCAGATACACAGCAGTTTGTATTTGCAGCAAAGAACCCAGGTTCATGGGCAAATAATTTAAAAGTTTGCTTTATTGACGATAAAGCAGATCAAACTATTGGAATTGCAACTACCAATCCTTCGGCATTGGGAGCTGTGATTGGTTATGGTGTAACAACGACTCTTTCGAGTGCAGTTCTTCCAGGTGCAGGAACAACTTCTTCTTTCAGTGGATATATTAAGGCAATTATTACTGGAGTATCTACAGATGCTACCAATGGAAACTCAACCATTGATGTAAAGATTGTATCTAGAGTATCTACAGCAGGAACTGAGACTGCAATCACTTATGCTCAAGGGGATGCAAATTCTTCATTCGAAGTTAGTGATACTTTATACTTCGTCAATAACTCAGGAAGTGTAGTTAACAATGCATCAGCAGCAACTGCAGTTGATTGGTATGATCAACAAACTTTAAGTTTGACCAATAGCACAATCTTCTGGAAGTCGATTGCACCAAAACCTGTAAGCAACAACTATTCACTTGAAAGAAATGGCAAGAATGATGCTATGCACATTGCCATTGTAGATGACACCGGTACTGTAACTGGAATTCAAGGAAATATTCTTGAAAAGCATCTTGGAATTTCTAAGGCTCTTGATTCAGTATCTGCCGTTAACTCACCACAGAAGATTTGGTACAAGAATTATCTTGCCAACTTCTCATCTCAAGTTTATGCAGGAAACAATCCTTCCGATTTTGTAGATGCTTATTGGGGAACAAGACCAGTTGCTACTGGATTCTCAACCTCATGGACTCCATATACAACTTCACAGGGTCTTTGGGGACAAAATGCTCAAGGAATTACCTTTAGTGCAATTGGAAACGTCACATATAATCTAACAAATGGTGTTGATTATTCCGCATCTGGTGGAATGGCAGCTTCACTAGGAAATCTAGTGACTGCATATGGATTATTCTCAAATAAAGATGAGATTGAAGTTGATTATCTAATCAATGGTCCTGGTCTTACCAATGAGTATGAGTCTCAAGCAAAAGCAAATTATCTAATTTCTCTTGCTAATAGCAGAAAGGACTGTGTAGCAGTTGTCTCCCCACACAGAGCAAATGTTGTTGATGTAACCAATACAGATACCCAAACTGATAACGTTATTAAGTTCTTCAGTTCACTATCTTCTTCTTCATATGCAATCTTTGATAGTGGTTACAAGTATACTTACGACAGATTCAACAATTTATTCAGATACATCCCATGTAATGCTGATGTTGCTGGTTTGATGACCAGAACTAATATTGTTGCATATCCTTGGTTCTCACCTGCTGGACAGCAAAGAGGAATTCTGAATAATGCAATTAAGTTGGCATACAATCCTTCTAAGGCGCAAAGAGATGATCTCTACACTGCTAGAGTCAACTCAATTGTAAATCAACCAGGAACTGGAATTCTTCTCTTCGGGGATAAGACTGCTCTTGCTTATGCATCAGCATTCGATAGAATTAATGTTCGTCGTCTTTTCCTCACAGTTGAGCAAGCACTCGAAAGAACTGCACAAGCACAACTTTTCGAACTGAATGATCAGATCACTAGAGCAAACTTTGTTAACATTGTAGAACCATATCTCCGTGACATTCAAGCAAAACGTGGTCTTTATGATTTCCTCGTGATTTGTGATGAAACTAATAACACTCCAGACATCATTGATAACAATGAATTTAGAGCTGATATTTACCTGAAACCAACCAAATCAATTAACTACGTAACTCTTACCTTCGTTGCTACTCGAACTGGAGTAAGTTTTGAAGAAGTTGCTGGTAGAGTTTAATTAACCAGAATTAATCACGAAAGGAGGAACTAACGATGTCAACCTTAAGAACGATCACCAACTTCAAATCAAGACTTGCTGGTGGTGGAGCAAGACCAAATCTATTTGAAGTAAATATTCCAAACCTACCAGTAGCTGCTGGTGGTGCTGAGTGGGATGCCGAAACATTCCAATTTTTGTGTAAAGCAGCAGCACTCCCAGCATCAAACGTAGCATCAATTGATGTTCCTTTCAGAGGAAGAATCTTAAAAGTTGCTGGAGACAGAACTTTCGATGTTTGGACTATCACTGTCATTAACGACGAAGATTTCAAACTTCGCAGTGCATTCGAACTGTGGATGAATGGTATTAGCAAACTGGATAATAATACCGGTGCTACAAACCCATCTTCCTACATGACAAATGCAATTGTTCATCAACTTGGAAGAGGTGCTAATAACAGAATGGAAGCATCGACTACAAATTCTGATCTTGCTGGAGGATCTGCAATTACTCCATTGAGAACTTACATGTTCTATGATATTTTCCCAACTGCAATTTCACCAATCGATCTTTCATACGAAAGTTCAGACACCATTGAAGAGTATACTGTTGATTTCCAAGTTCAATACTGGACTGTCGGATCTTCACAGGATACTGGTGGAGCAACTGATCAAACTGGCATTCTGATTCGTTGATAAATACTACAAAGGTATTTACATAAATTATGGCTAAGTTGTTTGGTTTTTCTATTGAAGATAACGAACCAAAATCACCAACTACGGTCAGTCCCGTCCCACCTAACAATGATGACGGGTCTGACCATTATTTAACGTCCGGGTTTTTCGGTTCTTATGTAGACATTGAAGGAATTTATAGAACTGAATTCGATCTTATTAAAAGATACAGGGAAATGGCACTCCATCCAGAGTGTGACAGTGCCATTGAAGATGTTGTAAACGAAGCTATTGTATCAGATACAAATGATAGTCCGGTAGAAATAGAACTATCTAATCTGAATGCAAGTGATGGAATAAAAAAGAAAATTAGAGATGAATTTAAATACATTCTAGAACTTTTAGATTTCGATAGAAAGTCTCACGAAATTTATAGAAATTGGTATATTGATGGAAGACTTTTCTACCATAAGGTAATCGATCTGAAAAAACCAGAAGAAGGAATTCAAGAATTAAGATATATCGATTCTTTAAAAATTAGATATGTAAGGCAACAAAAGAAAAATAAAAAGGACCAATATAATAGATTAGCAAATATTAATAATGAAAATCCCATGGAATATGAATTCCCTGAGATTGAAGAATTTTTTATTTACAACCCAAAAATGACCTATCCCACAGGGAATCCTTCATCAATGGGAGGTTCTCAGGGAATAAAGATGGCAAGGGATTCCATCACCTATTGCACATCTGGACTTGTAGATAGAAATAAAGGATCGACCCTTTCATATCTTCATAAAGCAATTAAAGCACTCAATCAACTTCGCATGATTGAGGATTCTCTGGTTATCTATAGATTATCGAGGGCACCTGAAAGAAGAATTTTCTACATCGATGTTGGCAATCTACCTAAGGTAAAGGCTGAGCAATATCTTCGTGATGTTATGATGCGTTATCGTAACAAACTCGTGTATGATGCATCAACTGGAGAAATCCGTGATGATAAAAAATACATGAGTATGCTTGAAGATTTCTGGCTCCCTCGCCGTGAAGGTGGTAGAGGAACTGAAATCTCAACTCTTCCCGGTGGACAGAATCTTGGAGAAATTACAGACATTAAATATTTCCAAGAAAAACTTTATCGTTCTTTGAATGTTCCAACTTCAAGAATTGGTGGTGAGGGTGGATTTAATCTTGGACGTTCATCCGAAATCTTAAGAGATGAAATAAAGTTTAGTAAGTTTGTATCTCGTTTGAGAAAAAGATTCTCTTACATGTTTAATGATATGTTGAGAACGCAACTCATTCTAAAAAATATCATCACTCCTGAAGATTGGGAACTGATGGAAGAACATATTCAGTATGACTTTTTATATGATAATCATTTTGCAGAACTTAAGGATGCTGAACTTCTAAATGAAAGATTGACAATGGTTCAGGCAGCAGAACCGTATGTTGGAAAATATTTCTCTCAAGATTATTTAAGAAGAAAGATTCTTAGACAAACTGATCAAGAAATTATAGAGCAGGATGCAATTATTAAAACGGAAATTGAAAAGGGTATTATCCCAGACCCATCAGAAATGGTGATTGATCCGACAACTGGACAACCAATTCCTGGTTCCACTTCACCTGGAATGAATCTTGGGCAACCAGTTATGGAACCTGATATTAATGCAAATTCCGTAGAGGCACCAGAAATAAAAATACCAAAGGGTGGGGAAATTTGATAAATATAGTCGTTTAGAGAATTAAAAACAATGGATGAATTAATGGATATGATTACATCTGATGAGAGTCCGTCTCAAATCAGTGATAAAATTAAGGATCTTCTTTTTGCAAAAGC